TCCTAGTTTTAAGACACATAATTTTTCATGGAAACTTATACCAAGAAATGAGTATGAATCTTATGTTATCAAGAGAATAGTAGATACTATCAAGTATCATATGTTACCTGGATTATTGACTAGATCTGGTGTTATTTTTGAATATCCCGAGATGTTATTGATTAAACTATATCCAAATGATGAGTACACTTATAAATTTAAGCCATGTGTTGTTAAATCATTTGATGTTAATTATGCTCCAGCTGGTGGTCCATCATTCTATAAAATCTCTGGTGCGCCGACCGCTATAGAAATAAAGATATCTTTACAAGAAATTGAATACTTCACAAAAGCTGATTACTTAGACCCAAGTACTTTACCAAAAAATTTTGAACAACTTTTTAATCAGGCTGGTATTGCTCCATTACAACCTAATGTGCCAGGTGACCCAACTTTGTTACCACAAGCACCATCATTCTTGCCACAAATACCTGGTCAATCATTTAATCCATTTAATCTTTTTAGATAAAGATAGTATAAATGCCAGAGCGTTATTTTGAAAAGTTTCAATTAATCAATTATGCAAATACAGTTGTAGTTAATCTAACACAGAGAACTACAATAATTAATAGTATCTATAATAATCCTAATTTATACTATCTTTATGAATTAGAACAATACGATCGCCCAGACATAGTATCAGAAGATTACTATCAAGATCCATACTCATCGTGGATTTTATACTTATCTAATAGAGTCATAGATCCATACTATGACTGGAACGTAGATCAAGACACGTTCATGAATTTCATTATAAAGAAGTATGGCACACTAGATAGAGCTACCACAAAAGTAAAACACTATAGAAATAACTGGTATCTTGATCAAGAACAGATAACGGTCTCTGCTTATGATAGTTTGAATCAAGCTTTGAAACAATACTATGAACCAGTTTATCTAGATGATTTGAAAAATACTATACCAACTGCGTATAAAAGGAAGCGTATAGACTGGAAGCATAACACGAATTCTGTAGCTAGATACGCAGTAGCTAATGGTTCTTCATTTATTAGTGATGAGATCGTTAACGTCACGTTTAATGCTAACAATACTGGCAAAGGTCAAGTAAGTTTTGCTAACTCTACTTTTGTGGTGTTGCAACACTTGAGCGGCGTTACTACGACGGGAACGATAACTGGTAACAGTTACCTCTATGGTACAGAGAGTAGAGCTAACACCGTATTCACAACCGCTAACTCTGTAGCTAATAACATTAGCTCAATTGAAACTACTTATTGGTCACCAGTAACTTATTATGAGTATGAGAATGAAATAAACACAAACAACAGATCTATCCGTATCATGGATAAGAAATACGCCACGCAAGTTTCAAAAGAATTAAAAAAGTTATTGAAGTGACATGACAGACAGCTATCAATCTGGTGATTTTACAATTGAGAGGATGTCTATCACATCTTCTCGTGCTAACTTAGATATATCATCGATATTCTTGAGTGCTTCTATCTATGAGAGCATATTTACACCAGGAACGGTCTGTGACATAGAAGTATTAGATACACAAGACTTACTTGGAACGGTTAAACTACTTGGTGATGAAACTGTAAATTTTACTTATAGTATTCCAGGTACAGTCATCGGTGATTTTCGTTTTGCTCTTTATGAACTCGGTGAAGTCGAGATGACGGGTGCACAGAAAGGTAAGAAATATAAGCTAAAGTGTGTGTCTGAAGAAGCAATGTATGCTAAAACAAATTATGTACAAAAAAGTTATAATCAACTTTGTTCAGAAATGATTGAAGATGTTCATACAAATTATTTAAGAAGTCAAAAACTTATTACAGTTGAGCAGACTAAGACTCCACAAAAAATAGTTGTGCCTCACATGAGTCCGTTCAGAGCCATAGAGATGATTAGAAAAAGATCAGTTTCTGCTGAAAATAAGTCACCACTCTATGTTTATTTTGAGAACAGACAAAATGAGCAGCAGACTTATAATTTCACAACAATTGAAAAGTTATTTTCACAACCTATCATCAAAAGTTTTGAACAATCTGCTTTAAATATTGATTATGCTGCCAGAGAAGATAATAATATATTGTCTTTTAAAATACCTACACAGTTTAAATCTATTGAGAATATTCAATATGGCGGACCAAGAAAGATAACAACTTTTAACTTTACTACTTGGCAGTTTGAATCAAAAATAGTTGAACCAAATCCTACTGATTATAATTTAGGTGGTGATACATCAAACATTACATCTGATTTTCAAAATAAATATTTTGATTCAAAAATTCCACCTCAATCTCTTATACCAATAGATATTTCACAAAGACCTGTAACAAACATACCTGAACATACAGGTGATTTACAAGTATATCTAGCCGCATTGATGCAGAATGCTATGAAGATTCGTGTACCCGGCGATACGTTATTGACTGCTGGACAAATGATAGAATGTACGATACCAAACAAGAAAGGATTCACTGGTGAGTCCGAAGAAGATCCATTAATGACTGGTAATTTTTTGATATCAAGGATACATCATAAAATAGGAGAGTTTGGTGAAAGACCACGATACACGTGTGTCATTGAATGCATCAAAGGTGCTTATGAATCATGAGGAGACTAAAAAACTATGACTGAGAGATCATTAGGGCAACCATCCGGATGGTGGATTGGTATAGTCACAAATGTGATGGATCCACATCGTTCTGGTCGAGTACAAGTACGTATATTTGGAAGACATGACGACAAAGCTAATATTCCAGATGAAGACCTTCCCTGGGCGCAGGTGATGCAACCAGCTACTTCAGCTGCGCTCGGAAGAATAGGAACAGCTCCAGTTGGTCTCATGGTTGGTTCACGCGTAATGGGTATGTGGGCTGATCGTGACTACCAGTATCCTATCATTCAGGGTACAGTTGGTAAAGCCGGTGATGCAAAATCAGATAGCACCACCGGGGGCACACCAGAGATTGATACGTCAGTGGGCAGCATCCCAGCGGCGTCACAACAGTCGGTCTCTAACCCATATAGTGCTCTTAACCCAAATAGAATAACACTGGATCAGATCGATGGTGGGTTAGCGTCTGTTGATAGTGTAAAAGACAATGATGGCATCATCATGACTAAAGAAGTAGAACAAGGGATGAAGTTTGCTGATGTGCCTACAATAGCATCAGTGGGCACCGGATCAGATGGTGATGTTTTACAGTTATTTAAACAGGTTGATCCAAACTATAAGATATCAGCTTTACCTTGCTTACCGTTCAACGCTTTACAAGTAAATATTCAGTTAGACTTGACTAGCATTATCAGTGGCATTGTTGGTATAGTCGCTAACGCTATCAGAAACGCTATACTTGAACTCGTTAATAAGTTAGGCATACAAAAGATACTAGCAGCACTAAATGAAGCAGCATATGCAATGAATAGTGTTAGAAATTTAATCAATGCTTTAGCTAATACTCGAGTTTGCGGTATAAGTGTGTTAAATAATGGAACAGCTGCCACAGCTGATTTAGCTTTAGCGCAAGCTGTGACAAGTATCAACGGTATTACCGGTTATACTAGAGGTGCTTTAAATTATGTTAAGTCACCATCTCTTGAAAGAGATATTAGAGGTGTATTAAATATTCCATTAGCTCGTGTACCCTCTGTTTCTTTCTCACCCATCACTGGCGTACAAGTAGAACCACCAATCGGTTATGTTCAAGAATACTATTCTTATGATAGTGATCCTTATCCAGGTTACATTAAGTGGGTCGATCCAATGAATATTGGAGAACCAATATATACACTAAGAAATGGGCAACCAAACTTTGCGACAGCGCAACAACACACTCAATATGATACTCAAAAATTATTAGTTGGTTCATTAGAATCTGTATTTAAAGTTTCAGTTTCTGGTTCTGAACTAATGCGTGCTATAAGTAGTTCTATAGACTTTGCAAAATTTTCTGGTGCTACTAAAGTGATGGGAAGCGGCTATAGTTTTAGCTCAATCGTAAATATGGCTGCAAGTTTAATACCATTACTAGTACAAGGTGTTAGCACAATACTAAATCCTAAATTGAGTGTTTCTGTAGTAGACAAAGGTGCATTTGATACACTTGGAAGAGAGTTTATGCAAAAGCAAGCAATGCTATCTAGAAGATCTCAATTATTATTCACCGGAGTGACCTAATATGTCTGATGATCCAGAAAACAGAAGGCACCCAGAATCTAAGTTTGAAACGGATTATCCATACAATCAGGCTACAATGACAAGAGGTGGCCATGAGTTTCATATCAATGATGCACCCGGAAAAGAAAGTTTAAAAGTTGGTCATACAAAAGGCACGTACGTAGAGTTAGAGAGTGATGGTGGTTGGAAACAAACTGTTCAAGGAAAAACTAGCTTATATCATAAAGATGGTGTAACTTTTACATCAGATGGTCAAGTAGATTTTAAGATTGCTGGTAATTATTCATTAAACGTAGATAACTCTGTCTATGAAGCGATGGCTGGTTATAAAGTGTTGGGCATCAAGGGTAACTATGAAGTAGGCATTGGCAAAAACTACATAGTGGCAGTCAATGAAAATAAAGAAGAAACTGTGCGTGGTGACGACGCTAAGAAAGTATCAGGAAATTATTATGAGAATATCGAGGGATACTATGCTTCACAGATAGGTGGCATTCGCGCAGATACTTTATTGGGTGATTGGCAAGTAGCTTCTGGTGGTAATATTGATATCAATTGTGATGGTAATTTTAAAATCAAATGTAAAAATTTTACAGTAGAAGCAGATACTATTACTATGACTACATCTGCTGGTGATGTTACTATCACGGCATCTGGTTTGATTAAGTTGAATGGTCAGCAAATCAGGCTTAATGATTAATAAGGAGATTTAAAAATTGTCAACTAGAGCTGACACAATCACTCAGTTACAGAAAATACCAGATCTATTTTCAGATTTTCTTACTGACTTTACACCACACCCTATCACCAAAGACTTAGCTAGAACAAAGAACGACATAGCGATAAAGCGTTCTGTTCGTAACATAGTTTTAACAATGATGGGTGAACGTCTGTTTCAACCATCTATCGGCGGCAACATTAGAAAAGTTCTTTTTGAACCTAATGATGAAATCTTAGCCGAAGAAGTTCGTTTTCAAATCACAAACTCAATACAAAAAAGCGAGCCGCGTGTGAATGTAATGCAAGTGATAGTCAATAGAAATGAACAGACTGATACTGTAAATATAGGCATATATTTTATGATACTAAATAGTCAGGTGGTGCAATCGGTAGACCTCATCTTAAGAAGAATCAGATAAATGGCAGCAAACACCTCTATCAGTCTCGTAAACTTAGACTTTGACACACTCAAAGCTTCTCTAAAGACATACTTAAGCAACCAGAGCCTGTTTCAAGACTATGATTTTGATGGCTCTAACATGTCTGTGTTGCTTGATATCCTTAGCTATAACACTTACTTGAACACTTTCTACTTGAATATGGTTGCTTCTGAGATGTTTATGGATTCTGCACAGCTCAGAAACAGTGTTATATCAATAGCTAAAGCTCTCAATTACACGCCTAGATCAGCGAAGTCATCGAGAGCTATAGTTAACTTAACTTTTGCACAGTCTAATTTAACTACATTTGAGATCCCAGAAAGTACACGCTTCACGGGTAAAAACTCAAACGGGTCTTACACTTTCGTGACTAACGAGACTCTAACACTATATCCGTCAAATAACGTGTTTACAGCCGCTAATGTAAGTATCTATGAAGGAGTCATAGCGCAAGACACTTTCGTGTATAATTCTTCACTCGAGGGGCAGCGATTCATACTGACTAACGAATTGATTGATACTGACTCAATACTAGTCGGTGTCACTGAAGACAATGGTCTGACGCCATTGTCTTACACCAAGTCTACTAGCTTGTTTGGGTTGAACGCTAATTCACAAGTGTATTTTGTTCAAGCTACAGAAGATACTAAGTATGAAATTGTTTTTGGTGACGGTACTTTTGGTAGGAGACCAAAGAATGGCGCGATCATAACCGCTAACTACAGAGTGACTTCTGGAAACGTTGCTAATAAATGTACGTCTTTCATACTAGACGACAATTTAGGGTCTTATAACGGATATGGTTCAGCTATCATACCAAGCATTACTGTTGCTTCTACTTCTTTTGGTGGTGCTGAAGCAGAAAGCATCGAAGAGATTCGTTACAGAGCGCCGAGAAATTTTCAAACTCAAGAACGTGCCATCACGACTGAGGATTTTCGTAACTTAGTACTTCAAAATTACCAATATATTAAGACAGCACATGTGTATGGTGGTGAAACTGCCACTGGTACACCACAGTTTGGTAAAGTATTCATAGCACCGGCAACTTTTACGGGTGAGTTTTTATCAGATGCTGAGAAAGAAGAGATTGAGTCTTATTTATCTGAAAAATGTACACTTGGTATAACACCAGTAGTGGTCAATCCAGATTATCTTTATTTGTTAGTGGATGTCACTTGCAAATACGATGCTAATCAGACTACACTATCACCTTCTGATGTCTCTACTATTGTCAAAAACGCTATAACTACGTTTAATCAAAATGAACTAAACGACTTTAATAAAGAGTTTAGATTTTCACGATTTGAATCTGCTATAAATGCGGCTGACACTAGTATTTCAAGTAACGAGACAAAAGTAACTCTTAAAAAAATAGTTAATGTAGTAGAAAACACACTAGTAACTATAGCAGTTCAATTTCGTAATACCATAACACCGGGTTCTTTTTCATCAAGCGAATTTATCTCAAATGGTAGACGCTATTCATACACCGATTATAATCCAAATGCTAACACATTTCAAGTCACACAAACTTCAGGTAATATCGTAGTCACGAACACTTCACGTGTTGTTTATTTAAAAGATGTTACCGTTCCTGGTATACAAACTTATCAAAATGCTGGATCCATAGACTACATCACTGGAACAGTTTCACTAAACCAAATAAATATATTTGATAAAGTAAATGAAAACGGCATTATTTTCTATAGTAAACCAGCATCACCAGATGTAAGTTCTAGTAAAAATGATGTAATAGTCATTGATTTATCTAACATTAATATTACGGTGAAAACTACCTGATGTCTATAGAAAAGTACGTATCACCTTTCATAGCTAGGCAGTTCCCGTCATTCTACAACGACGAGGGACCAAATTTCATAGCGTTCGTAAAAGCTTATTACGAATGGATGGAGTCTACCGGTAAACCCATCGGTGAAGCGAGGTCTCTACTTGAGTATCTTGACATAGACACTACGTCAGATACGTTTATAAAGTACTTCAAGAATACACTTATCAATTCACTACCAGAGTCAGTGGTGATTGATAAAACTTTACTGATGAAACATGTTTTAGAATTATATCGTTCTAAGGGTACTAAACGTGCTTATGAGTTATTGTTTAGACTTGTGTATGGTGAAGACATAGAACTTTATATACCCAGTGAATATATATTTAAGCCTTCCGACAATACATGGAGAGTTCCCACTTATCTTGAAACTACTGGGCATCCTAAATTATCTTTATTAATAGGTACCAAAATAAGAAATAATGCTGGTGCTTCTGCTATAGTTGAATCTGTAGATAAAAAAATAGTAAGTGGTAGGACTATAAACATTCTTACTATCACTAATGTTTCTGGTGATTTCAAACGCGGAGATAGAATTTATCAATCTATTTCTAATGACGTTACTTCTATAGATGGTCCAATAATCATTGGATCATTAAATGCTATAGCTATAACAAGTGGCGGCACTGATTACACCAAAGGAGAAATATTAGACGTTCTCGGTAATGGTATACAGGGTAAAGCTAGAGTTGTTTCCGTAGCTGATCAGTTTAATGGCGCTATAAATTTCTTACTATTAAATGGTGGTACTGGGTTTTCTACTAATGCTACCGTTACAGTAAAGCAGACTCTTAATTTAGATATAGTAGATACGGTTGGTGTTTTTTCAAATGGTCAAGTCTTAGTAGACACAACGACTAATGCTAATGGCACTATAGTATTTGCTAATAGTTCTTTTATAAGAATAATCGACCGAAGCACGACTCTATCATTTAGTGTTGGTAACCAAGTCAACACATCTAGTGGTTCAGCTACCATAGATAGAATAACCGGCGGTACCGGTTCCGGTGCTTCTTTTAAAGTCGGTGGCATAGTAGATAAAGAACTGCTTAACTTAAACACTGACTATATAAATGATTACTCTGGTTTAAACTTAGACAGAGTGTCAAATACCTTACTACTTGAATTAACTTCTGTTACAGGTACATTTAACGCGGGTGACACAATCAATAGCACTGCAAACGTCTTGATGCTTGAGGGTAATAAGTTATCTGCTAACAACGTAGCTAACGGTGAGTCATTCTCAAACTCTTCATTAGGTATATCAGGATTATACGTGTATCGAGCCGATGTCAGCCACGCTTGGGTCACTTCATCGACTGACTCAGATCTTGATAATGCAAACATAGTTGCTGGAGTCATACTAGTAAGTAACACCAACTCATCTGTGTTAGAATTAGTAAGAACACCAACTAAGCAGACTATAACTGGTAATGCTACTATAGATACAGTTACCGGAAGTAATGTCACGCTATCAAGCGTCAACGGGTACTTTGTTCCAACAAAGACTGTGACGTCTAACTCCGGTGCTACGGGAAATGTATCAGTAGTGACTCGCTTAACTGATTGGAATTTTCCCAAGAGCGCTTTCAATCCGACTAATTTAGACTCCACTATTGAGTCTGCTTTAACTTATACAGTCTTTGAAGTCGGTACGATATCATTTTTGTCATCTATAAACCCTGGATCACAATACACTTCTAAAGTGTACATAGACGTCATTGAACCAAACGTAGCTGCGTTGAATATAACTGACGCATTTGGCAACATCAAGGGTCATAATGCTGTAGTTGATTCAAAGATAGTCGGTGGTAACGGAATTATATCTTCAGTACAAATAATCAACTCTGGATATGGTTACTTAGATGGAGAAACAGTTATTCTTAGCAACAGTAATAATGCAACTATAGTCGAAGGATCTACTATAGTTGGCATGCCTGGTCTTGGCGAGGGAAGGTGGCTAAATAGAAAGAGCTTTGCTAGTGATGAGATGAAGTTACAAGATAGTCTTTTTTATCAAGATTTTTCTTATCAAATTATAGCAGAAAAAATGTTATCAATGTATGAAAACATTGTTAGAAACTTAATACATCCAACTGGAATAGCGTTATATGGAAGATACAGACTGAATGATGAGATTCTTGATGATACATCTAGCTTCGTTGAGTCTTCTATCTCTCAAAATTAGGTAGAGTAAAATGTCATCTTTGCTTACAATAAATCACTTTGTTAATACTGCTAATAGTTTTATTCAAGATATAAAAAGTAGCTCAAACACACACTATGTGTTTGCAGCTAGACACTTTCCATGGGTAAATGCTAATGGTGTAAATGATGACTCTGCAATAGGAAATGTTAGCACATCAGTCGCACAGACTGAGCATGATGTTTATAATGAGATTTTATATGGTAAACTTATTCAATCTACTGATGTTAGTCATGTAGTTCCAAGGTACAACTGGACTTCTAACACAGTGTACCCAGCATATGATCAAAATGATACTGCTCTGTATACAAAACAATTTTTTGTTGTTACTTCAGGAGCTGGTGATGAGTATAATGTTTATAAGTGTCTTTATAATAACGGTAACACAGCTAGCACTATAAAACCATCACTTCAAATAACTTCTGGTACTTTTGAGACTGGTGATGGCTATGTGTGGAAGTACATGTACACCATAGATGCGACTTCTAACACAAAGTTTACTACTACAAACTTTATACCGGTAGTAGCTAACACACAAGTACAATCTAACACTATACCAGGAACAATAGATGTTATAAAGATTGCCAATGGAGGAACTAATTACAATGTTTATGAGATTGGACAAGTACAAGCTATCATAGATAGAAATAACATCAAGATATCTTCTAACTCTTCTTCTTTTAATAATTACTATACTAACTCATCAATATACTTAAAGACTGGGTTTGGTTCTGGTCAAGTAAGAGAAATTTCTAGTTATAATGGTACTTCTAAAGTAGCTACAATAGCTGATCCAATTGATTTATATGTAAGATATGATTTAGTAAACACTTCTTTCATTGCTGGTGGTGGCGCAGTCGGTGAAAAAATGGAACAAGTCATAGATAATATTGATTTTCTTTATAGAGTTGGTTATGTAAATCCTAACTCTAATGTAGTGCAAACAGATACTTCTGTGTCAGCTATAGTAGATTCATCAAATACATCTACAATATCTGTATCGAGATTCAATAAGAATGTAAATTTTAATAATATTTTACCACTAAGAGATACTTCTGATACAGGAACAGCTACAGCATCTATACAAGTAAATACTAGTAATTCTAGTGGTTTATCGGTTGGAGTCGTGCTTACTAATGGAACCGGCTATACATCAAACACGACTGTGACTATAACTAGTGTCACTGGTACGGGCGGAGTAGCTAATGCACAAGCTAACTCGACTGGTAAGATCACGACTATAAACATAGCTAATTCGGGTAATGCTTATGCTACAATACCAACAGTAGTTGTCGGTGCACCGACTGCACAGACTTTTAACGCTAACACAGACGTGACTGCTGGGAGTAATGCTGGTTCAAATAATGTTATATCATTATACACCGCTAATGTTTTTGTAGTCGGTGACCAAATAACATACTCAGTATCTTCTGGTAACACTGCTATTGGTGGGTTGAGTAGTAACACGACTTATTTTGTTCAATTTGCTAATGCTACACACATAGCTTTATGTCTTACAGCAAACACAAATGATGCTAACAGGATACAACTGACGAAAGGTTTGACTGAGTCCGGTCACATTCTTCAGGGTAAAACAGCCACTGCCACGATATACCCAGCTAGTTTTGTAGTCACTAACGCAACTGCTACTGCGCTGACCACTTCTTATTCTAACAATGATTTCATTCGTATCGGTGACAATGCGAATACTAACATCAGAAGAATAATGACTGTGAATGCTACTACTATAACAGTCAATTACCCATTCAGCAACACGCTGACTAGCAACACGACTTTTAAAATGAATACAGCGTTAGAACCATCTTCAATAACCACCACTTTTGCTAACGGCATTATCAGTAACAGCAACATCAATTCTAGAAAATTAACTATAGCTAATACTAGTGTAGTGGGTGCATCTTTCATTCTTGGTGAACGTGTTGATCTTCTTGATTATGCAAATACTTCTTTAAATGCTAATGGTACCGTTGCTTTTAGTAACTCTACTACTATTTTCATATCTGGTGTTAACGGCACTTGGACAGCAAATAATAGAATAAAAGGTGCTTCTTCACTCTTAACAGCTAATGTTATGTCAGTAGATACTAACCCAAATGTGACTATTAAAAATCCTAATGGTACTTTTTTGATAGGCAGAAGAGTAGATTTTAGAGACAGTACCACTAATACTGGTATAGCTTTAATCAATGATATAATCAATTTATCACAAGATGTAGTCGAGTATGAGATAGGACCAACAATAAAAATAACTGGTGATGGTAATGGTGCTATAGCTGTAGCTTCTGTTAATACTTCTATTGGCGCTGGAAATACAATTAATAAGATCACAGTAATTAATGCTGGTAATAATTACACAGAAGCTAATGTAACAATATATGCTAATACTTCTTATGGCAGTAACGCTGTAGCTAATGCTATCATATCTCCTCTACTTGGACATGGTGCTGATCCTGTTCATGAACTTGGTGCTAGATACGTAAGCATTGATGTTAAGTTTGACACAGCATCAAATGAATCTTGGTATTTTCCTACTATTGTTACTGCTAGAAAATTTGGTATCATAAAAAATCCAACATTTGCTAATGTTAATTTTACACTGACTAACTTTGATAGAGTAAGATTGACTACAAATAATATAAGTGGATGGACTAACGGCGAAATAGTAGTACAAGGATCTTCAAACGCCGCTGGTGTAGTCACTACTAGTAATTCTACAACATTAGAATTAAAAAATGTTAAGGGCACATTTGTAAATACCGCAAATGTTCAGTCTACAATATATGGTTACTCTTCTGATAAGACAGCTAATGTTACTGCAGTATCTGTATTAAGATTTTTTGCTAATGATGTAGCTACACAAGAAAATGGAGCTAATGGTATTATTATAACTGGTGCTAATTCATCTAATACAGAAGTTTACATGACTCATGTTAGTGGAAAAATGGTTAATGGTTCCATTATAAGCACGTCTTCAAACGCATATGCGACCATCAATAGCATAAGTTCTTTTGATAAGACTAAGAATCTTTCTACTACCTTTGGCAAAAGATTCAATCAGACTTCAAGAATAACACTTGCTTCAAACACAGGTAGTTATATTGATGATGAATATGTAACACAAACTGGCACTGGAGCTAGAGGAAGAATCTTAAGTGACGTTAGTGATTTAGATTTAGTCATAAATAACTTAACCGGTTCTTTTGCAATAGGTGATAATTTATATAATTTAGCAAACACAGCTAATGCTAAAATAACATTTGCAAACAGTACTTACTTAAAACTAACAAACGTTTCTAATACTTCTGCGTTTGTTGTTTCTTCTAATGTGAGCAATGGCTTAGGAGCTTCTGCAAACGTAGGCAATGTTCATACAGTAATCATAGTAAGTGATGTGACTAAAACAGTAAACTTTTCATCCTCAAACTCAAGCCAAACAATTATAGGTGCTAATTCGGCCGCTAATGGTGTTCCATTATCAGTAACTATACCGGATCTTGTAAGAGAAACAGGCAAAGTATTGTATTTAGAAACTTCAAATACTGTTGTTACTCGAGAAATAAATAGCACAGAAGAAATCAGACTAGTACTAAAGTTCTAATCAAAGGGTCTATACAGAATGCCTTTAGAAACTAATTTTAACGCGGCTCCATATTTTGATGATTATGATCAAGCTGACAATTATTACAAGATCCTTTTTAAGCCAAGCACGGCTGTTCAGGCTAGAGAACTTACTCAGATCCAGAGCATAATACAGGATCAAGTAGATAAGTTTGGTCGACACATATTCAAAGACGGATCTATAGTAGAAGGTTGCACAGTATCATATGATTCACAATATGAGTACGTAAAGCTTCAAGACTTAGACACCAGTGGCACAGTCATCAATGTTAAAGATTATATTGGTAATAAACTAGTAAACATTGCTAACTTACAAGCTATCATTATAAATTCTGTCGCTGGTCTAGAAGCTAATGATCCTGACCTAAACACAGTCTACATCAGATACTTGAACTCTGCTCTGTATGCTAACGGTGTACAACAAAAAACTTTTGACGCCGGTGAAGATGTATTCATTAGGACAACTACAGATACAAATGTAGCTAACGTAATTGTAGCTAGTGCTTCTTACTCGCCTATTGGTAAAGGATATGCTGTATCAGTTAACGAAGGTGTGATATTCAAGAGTGGATACTTTGTGCGAGTAGCGCCACAAACCACTATAGTATCAAAGTATGACACTAATCCACAGAATAAAGCTATTGGGTTTGAACTTGCGGAATCAATAGTTACGGCAGATACTGACGAGAATCTTTATGATAATGCTATAGGTTCACCAAATTTTAACGCTCCAGGTGCTAGCAGACTCAAACTATCCGCGACGCTAGTTTCTAGAGTCAGTGAGAACACTTCGACAAACTCAGCTACTTCAAACACTAATAACTTTTTCTCTATTGTTAACTTCAGAGATGGTCTACCTGCAATCATTAACACCGATCCTCAATATGCTAAAATCGGTGCTGAGATGGCTAAAAGAACTTATGAAGAGAGCGGCAACTACATTGTAGATCCATTTGAACTATCAGTTTCTGCTAACACGACTAACGCAAACAACTTGGTGCTTGAAGTAGACAAGGGTCTTGGTTACGTCTATGGTTACAGAGTAGAATTCTCTGATAAGAACAGAGTAGACATAAGAAAAGGCACTGATAGTGTTTACTTCCCAAATCAGATAGTAACAGCAAACTACGGTAACTACGTATACGTCAAAGAACTATGTGGTCCGTTTGATATCTTTAATTTAGATGAAGTTGAATTATATTATAACGGCAACGCCGGTTCATTGCACGTTACAAATAATGATTATGCTAGTGCTTCAGCACCGACTACAAAGATCGGTACTGCTAGAGTAAGAACTATAGAATATTACAGTGGAACACCAGGTACCCCTGACGCTCAGTATAAAATGTATCTGTTTGATATCAAGATCACAGAAGGCAATCGTTCTTTCGCCGACACGCGTGTCATATACGCCACGGACGGCAGTTCTGTAAAAGCTTTTGCCGATCCAGTACTAGTGAGCGGAGAAGCTGTCTTGCGTGAGACTGCTAACCGTGACATGGTCTTTAGCTTGGGTAAGAATGCTGTAAAGACTATCAATACTACACCAACTTCTTTTACCTATAGGACTAGTACTACTAGAACTTTTCAAGCAAATGGTTCTGCTAGCATCACACCACCGACTTCACATCCAGGCGGCACAGATAAGATAGCACTCACTGGATCTCTATCTGAGGGTAACGAATCTACTTTCATTGTAGTGCCTAACACCGCTTCCAGAGCAGCAAATGCTACGGGCACAGTCACTGTTACTCCTGGTTCAAACGTTGTTACCGGTTCTGGAACTTCATTTACAACCGAATTTGCGGTTGGTGATTATGTTTATGTAGCAAATGCTACTGCAGTTACATATAATATACGTCGTGTAACATCAATAACAAATACAACTTACATGACAGTCGCAAATACATTTAGTAATGCCTTGAGTTCTAATGCTTATGCTCGTTATTTCCCAGCTGGTATACCAATCAGTTTTTCACGTGAAGATTCAGCTAACGTCACCATAGCTAGTGATGGTTTATCAGGAACACTTAATCTTGGTGTAAATCTTGGTAATACATTTGTAGCTACTATTTATTATGACGTCTTTAGAGATCAAGCTACTCAAGCTGCTAAAGTAGTTAATAAAAATAGATATGTAAAGATAGCTGCAAACACGCATCCAAGCAAAAATGTTGGTCCATGGTCTCTCGGTATATCTGATGTGATCAAAATAAGAGCTGTGCATCAGGGCATAACGTATGCTAATACTAACCCAAATTATGCAGATAAATTTATACTCGATAATGGTCAAAGAGATGGGCATTATGGTTTAGCATCAATTAGCTTAAAACCTGGCGCCGGGCATACAGTGGGTGCTAACGATTTATTTTTGATTGAATTAGATCATTTGACTCCAGATTATTCTGGTGGAATAGGTTACTTTTCTATCAATTCATACCAAATAGATGATGCAAATACTTCTAATACTACAGCTATTCAAACTGCGCAAATCCCGGTATTCACGTCTAGTACTGGTGCATCACTAGATCTTCGTGATTGTATTGATTTTAGACCATATGCTAATAATACAGCAAATAGTGCTACAATAATAGCTGATGCTACAGTTAACCCAAGTACTTCTTTAGTATTAAAGATAGACAGTGATGGTGCTTATTCCATAAAAGCAGATTCTAACTTCAATACTGCTTTTTCTTACTACTTGGGTAGAAAAGATAAAGTTGCTCTGTCATCAGAGGGCAGAATAAATGTAATTGAGGGTGCCCCATCCCCAACGCCAAGTGCACCACGAGACATAGATGGTTCTATGACTCTGGGTGTGTTGACTATCCCACCATATCCTTCACTATCACAAGAAGATGTAAAAACTTTCAACAGACCAGAATACGGTGTGTCTATCGATCTTCAACAATATCGTCGTTACACCATGCGTGACATTGGAGTACTAGATAATCGATTTGCTAGACTAGAATACTACACTTCATTGTCACTGTTAGAGTCATCTGCCAAAACTCTAATCATTAAAGATGACACTGGTTCTGAGAGATTCAAGAATGGATTTATTGTAGACTCATTTAAGGGCTTCACAATCGCTGATACATCAAGCACTGAATTTAAAGCAGCGGTTGACTATAAAGTACAAGAACTAGCACCGACTATTTCTAGAAACATGATCGATCTAGATTTCAACGCTAGTAACAGCACAAACGTCACTAAGACCGGGAGCCTCATTCATCTATCTAGTAACACGGTCCCTTACATAGAACAAAGCTTTGCTAATAAAGTAAGAAACTGTGCAGAAAACATCATATACGTGTGGAACGGTAACGTCACTCTTGACCCACCAGGTGATGCCGGCGTCGACCTTGATGTTAACCCAAGCATTGTGGGTAATATCGATTTATCAGGCATTACCACTCTAGTGAACGCTTTGCCGAGCATCATCGGCACCGAAAGAGTCGTCAGTACATCTACTGCTGAGAGAGTGATACGTAACACCACTACTCAGAGTATGGTCAGTGGAAGATTGAGTAACATCAACTCTCAAGACGTTGAAGCAATCACCACGACCACTACTGTTCGACCCGATCTAGACTTTAGCGCTTCTACTATCTCAAACAGGTTTGATTTCGGTGAGATCGTTCAAGACGTCTCTGTACAATTATTCATGAGACCCAGAAGAGTAAGATTCACCGCTTCTGGAATCAAGCCAAACACGAGAGTTTATCCATTCTTTGATAGCATTGCCGTCACACAACACTGCACTCCGACCGATTCAAGCTTTGCCCCCACCGATACACTCGGTGGTGAGTTCACCAGTGACAGCAACGGCTTCGTCTATGGTTTGTTTGATATTCCAGCTAACACCTTTAAGACTGGTGACAGAGTATTCAGACTAGCTGACGTTTCTAACATATCTACTGACTCAAACTCAGTAACCACACAAGCTGCCGGTAGCTACACTGCTAGCAATATAAGCATAACTAAGTCTAGGTTTAGTCTTACTACCAGGTTGCCACAAGTAGCTGTTAATACGATAAATGTTTCTAACAATGTACAATCTTCTAGAACTTTTTCACGTGTAACGTCTATACTTCCAGTACCTCCAGTTGCTACACCGACTGCAACCACTGTTAGAAGAGTTGATCCTATAGCTCAGTCGTTCTTTATTGATAGTGGTGAAGATACAGCTGGTGTTTATGTCCCACAGATAGACGTGTTCTTCAAGACGAAACATCCTACTTTTGGTGTAGAGATGCAAGTAAGATACATGGATAACGGTGCACCGACAACAAAGATCGTACCTTTCGGAAGGAAAGCATTGACGCCGGCGCAAGTTAACGTTAGTGAAGACTCTTCAGCAGTCACTTCTTTCGTGTTTGATTCACCGCTGTTTTTACAAACAAATGAAGAGTATTGCTTCGTAGTAGTGCCACTTGGAAACAACGATGGTTATAACTTGTGGGTGGCTGAGATAGGTGGCACCGACGTGTTGACTAACATACCCATTTACGTCAACAACTCTACCGGTGTATTGTTCTCTTCTTCTACTAATAGCATATGGACACCATACCAAAAAGAAGACGTTAAGTTCGTCATTCATCGTGCTAAGTTTTCATCTAACACTGGAACGATTATTTACAATAACGCTAATGATGAGTTCTTTACTGCTAATAATTTCTATGGTGATTTTAGAGCAGGTGAAAAGCTATATGTATCAAATGGTATAGTAGTAATGACTTCTAACGCTAGTGGAAATAGCACATCAAATACGGTCGCTGTCTATAATAATGCCTCACCAAATGCTGTTAGCCTGTTTTCTGCCGCTAACAGTGGTTACATATACGTTACTTCTAACACTGGTGAAGTGACTGATGTCAGATACATAACATCAATACCAAACACCACACACATCGTATTAAACTCAAATTTAAGTTTCACCGATTCTAATTGCTCTATTGGTTACATCGCTGCTAATGGTGGACTGTATGGTTATGTTTCTCGTGTATCTTCTTCACAGAATTTGCTTCACGCGTATCAGAGCACAGCTAACTCAACAACCGGATTTACTAATGTAGTATTTGGTTCTGCTAATGCTTTACTCATCGGATCTGAGAGTGGCGCTAGAGCAAACTTAGTGTCGGTTGATTCTTTGACTTACAGTGTCGTAGTCCCGCAGTTCTCTTACATCACACCATCCGGAACCAATGCTTCTGTAAGATTGAAAGGTATGAATACTTCAGGTTCCATTGATTCAGATTTCACCGTTGTTACTTCTGACATGGAAACTTTCTTTACTGATAAAGAGAGAATCATCAGGTCTAGGTCAGTGGAACTACAGAATGGTGGAACAAAAAGCTTAATTGTATCAGTGCCACTGACTAGCATTAATGATCAATTGAGTCCAGTGTTTGATGATATCAAGTCAGACATGCTAGTTATTAAAAACGTGATCAATTTTACTTCTAACACTACATATGAAGTAAACCCAGCAGGTGGTGATGCAGCTGCTAAGTATGTTTCTAAGCGAGTTGTACTAGCAGAGGGTCAAGATGCGGAAGATTTACTTGTATATCTTTCCGCATATAAGCCAGCAAACACAGACATAAAAGTTTACACCAAGATACTAAACGCTGATGACTCAGAGCAGATTGAATCAAAAGCATGGACTCTGTTGAATCAAAATACTTCTTCCGCTGTAATAAGCAGCAGAATTGATCGCAATGACTACAAAGAGTTTGTATATGACGTACCATTTAGATACTCAGTCAATGCTGCATCAAACACTGCCATGTCTGACTATGCAATATACAGTACATTTATATCTACCGGTATATCAGGAAATGCTTTATCTATAAGCAACTCTTCTGCTCTCTCGGTCGGCTCTTTGCTCTATTACGTCGGCACAAACGCTAACGGACTGTCTAATGGTTTCTATAGCATACTGACTTCTAACACGACATCATTGAAGCTAGCTACACCGGGTTCAACCACTGAGCTATCTATAACTAATACAGATATTACAAATACAAGTCCAAATTATTTGTATTATATTCCTCAGACGGCATTTAAAGATAGGTATGAATCAAATACCATCTCGTACTATACAAAAACCGGTGCACACTATCATAGTTTTAAGACTTTCTCTATCAAAATAGTCATGGTTTCTGACGAGGGATCACACATAGTGCCTAGAGTGTCTGACATGAGAGCCATAGCATTACAGGTATAACGTGCAGTATTTAAAAGTAAAAGATGCTGAAGAGTTTGTTCGTGATGCAGACTCTTCAGCTATCCTAAATACAGATAACGATTCTCTGCGTGCATACAAAGCTCGCAAAAAGAAAGAAGCTCATCTTGATGCCATAGTAAAAGAACATGAGGAGCTAAAAAGAGATATAAATGAGATTAAAGAACTCCTAAGATCATTAGTAGGACATAATAAATGACTATAACTGTTACCTCTGTCGCTAATACTCAATCATTTGGCGCATGGTTATCTACTACAAACAGACTAGTCGAGATTGTATCTCAAAACACTGTGACTGTCGATACTTCTACCGGTGGTTCAATTTCTACTGGTAACGGTTATGTTAATGGTTACTTCGGTGCTAATTATTTGTATGTTGCAAATGGACTGAGTGGTGGAAACGTTTCTTCTAATGGTGTACTCAACATAGTCTCTAATGTAGCTTTTAAGTATAGCACTAGTAACTTAGTAACACTGACTGCCAATAGTACTGTTTCTGTTTTAATGATTGCAGTAACTAATGTAAATATTACAGCTAATAGTATCTCAATTACTGGTAATACATCATTTGCAAATGCTGTGACTTTTTCTGAAGCAGTCACATTTGCAAATGCTGTAAATATGACTTCTACAAGCCCATCAGTATTTAGTTCAAATGTAACTGTAAATGGCACTGTAAGTGTTGGTAATTCAACGGTTAATACCACAATAAATTCAACGGCGTTTGGTATATCTAATTCAACAGTATCATATTCAATATTAGCACCAACTGCAGCTCAATATGCTAATAATGATTACTATTTAAATGCTAATGGTCAGTGGAGTAGAGTTGTTACCGGATCAAATACATATATTCAATTTAATGATTCGGAAACTCTAGGCAGTTCATCAAGTTTAACATTTAATAAAACATCGACCACACTCAGTGTAGGGACATTTACTGCTAATTCAACCGTTGTAAATTCAACTGCTTATAATATTGGTTCAAATTTTATAGCAAATTCTACCGGTATATATGCCGGCGTAGTTAATGGTTCAAGTATAACAGTTGGTACTTCAATAATAGCTAATACTACCAGATTAGCAATTGGTACTGCAGTTGGTCTACAAGCTAACAATGGTATAGGTACTTCTGGTCAAGTATTAACTTCAAATGGTACTACAGTGTATTGGAGTACACCATCTGCAGGTGTTGCAGGTTCTAATACACAAATACAATTTAATGATGCTGGAGCTCTAGCAGGTGATACTGGTTTAACATTTAATAAAACAACAGATACATTATCTACTAATACAATTTTAGCCACTAGCACAATAAATGCTGCTAGTCATACCGTTGGTACTAACACAATTGCCAATTCAACTGGTGTATTTACAACTGGAACAGTTAACGGCGCAACAATTAGTGTTGGTACATCAGTAATTGCTAATACTACTAGATTAGTAATTGGTACTGCAGTTGGTCTACAAGCTAACGGTGGTATAGGTACTTCCGGTCAGGTATTAACGTCGAATGGCACTACAATATACTGGGGATCTGCGGGTGCAAGTGGTACTGTAACATCTGTAGCGACTGGTAATGGTCTTACAGGTGGACCAATTACAACTACTGGTACGGTATCAATATTAGCAAATAGTGGTATAACTGCTAATACCACAGGGTTATTTGTTACTCAAGGTACTGGTTTGGTAGTAAATGCTACTGGTGTTCATGTAAATGCTACATACATTGGAACACTTGCAGCAAACTCTTCTACATACTTAGGCTCAGTTAATAATTTAGGTAATACTACAGGAATTTATACTACTGGCACTATTAATGCTGCTAGTCATACTGTTGGTACTTCAACTATTGCAAATTCCACTGGTGTATTTACAACTGGAACAGTTAACGGCGCAACAATTAGTGTTGGTACTTCAACAATTGCCAATTCAACTGGTGTATATACTGGTGTTGTAAACGGTTCAA